CACCTCGTTGACGCCCAAAATGACCTTGGACTTGATCACGAGGCTGAGATTGGCCGTAACAGCCGCGCCCGTCGTCAGGGTGGCGGTGTCCAGCTCATCCATGATGACCTGATCGATGTTGCGGTTCATCACCGCGACAGAACCAAGCTGCATGATGCGGCGCTGGTCGCCCTGGCTTGCAAAGATGTTGAAGCCGGTGCGCTCGAACGGAGCGTGGTACTCCTGGAGGACGGCAGTGTTCTGCACGTTCTCGACAGTGGTGTAGGGGATCAGGCCATTCAGGCCGCGAGTCACAGCGGCAACGCCGCCCGAGCCGGAGACCAGAAAGACCGCCTGATTACCCTTGATTACCGCTTCTTGCACGCAAGTCATTCTGAGCACTGAGTAATTCTGCTCGAACGCTGCAATGTGCTCGTTGCGGTAATGCGTTTGAAAGGCTGAGTCAGCCATGTCGCATTTCCTTGAGACAAATTGAGGGGAGGGGTTCGAGCCTGCGGGAGAAGGTTGGCCGAGCGGTCGGGCCTGCGGGGTGCGGGTTGGCTATGCTCTCGTCAGAACACAGGGCCGCGGGGGCAGGGACTATCGGGGCTTTCCGTGGGCGGGGTAGGCGAGAAACGCTCGGCGCGGGGCTGTGGAAAACAGGTTAGCCGCTATGAGTGGTCACTTGAAAAAGGGACAAATCTATTGCATAAAGAAATCAGGCAATACCAATACCCGGCACTTAGTGATCGAACTGATTCATTTTGATCTCAACCGTGCCGGTGACGTGATCCTCTGGCGTCAATGAGCAAGCTTCCGGCTCACTGCGGAGTCCGTGCTCGCTCATGGACTCCGCTTTCACTCTCTTCCTAGGCGGTGACAGGCGCTGACGGTCCCGACCCCATGAAGGCGGGGCCGTCTTCGTGTCAGCGCTTGCCGCGCCGCGCTGCCTTGCGCTCGATCTCGGTCTGGATCGTGAGCGCTTCGTCGGCAAGGTTCTCGCGATGATAGCGATCGAAATCGACGCGCATGATCTCGTTGATCTCGTCCAGCCGCGACTTGCCGCCAGGACGGGTGCCGTCGCCGGAAGGCATGCCGGCGTCGCCGTAGCGATCCAGCGCCAGCCCGATCAGGCCGCGCGCCACGCCGGGGATCGAGGTGAGCCGGCGCCAGATCCCTGCATCCTCATCAAAATACCGGGCTGACATGATCTTCTCGGCATTGTCCTCGCCGAATACGTCATTGTCTTCGATCAGCCGCTTCATCGCGGTCATGTGCGGCTTGAACTCGCGCACGCCGAACTCGGAGCGGATCTGGTCGTAGCAGGCTTCGCGATCCTCCGCGTCATGCCGCTTCAGCGCGCCATCCATTTCCTCGGCGACGCGCTGCTGCTCCAGGATGTGCCAGTTGACCAGCTTGTTGACTTGGCTCTGATTGAGCCCGCCCTCAAAAGCCGCGGTGCGGAAGGCGTCGATGGTCGGCTGGTCTTTTTCGGTCCAGGTATGACCGGCGACAACCGGAATCTCATACTTGTCGGCCGCTTCCGGGATATCGTTCTCTTTGCGCCATGCCGCCTGCTCTTCGGCGGTAGCGTCCTCGGGCGGACGCTTGTGGTCGCCGGCCCGGAGCTTTTCCTGGGCGAGCATACCGTTGACGATCGCATCGTCGATCGACTTGGCGCGCTTGAGCTGGTTGATGATCTGCTCGCGGCGCTGCTCGAACTTCTTCGCGCTGAGCTTGTCCTTCAGCGGCGCCAACATCTTGTCGGCGACCCGATCGCGCCACTGCGCATCGGCAGCTAGGCGCTCGCGTTTTTCGTCTTCAGTCTCAGTCTTTTTGTCAGCCTCTTTGTCGCCGGACTTATCCGCCGCTTTATCTGCGGCATTGTCTTTGGCGCCATCGGCTTTGTCGTCTTTGCCATCGCCATCGTCATCGTCGAGGCCGTCGAAGAGATTCCCGCCTGCCTTCTTGTCCGCCTTGTCCGCGCCCTTGTCGGCGGCCTTGTCGTCAGCGGATTTGTCGGCACCGTCGGGCTGCTTGTCGTTTCCGGCGCCGCCATCGAGCGCCTTATCGGTGGCCTTGTCTGCGGCATCGTCTGTGGCGGAGTCGTCGGTCGGGCGGTCCTTGATGGCCTGATCAGTCATGTATCATACCTTGGGAAACTCCAGGTCCGGTCTATGCAGCGCCCGTGCGGCGCTTGCGAAGGCGCTGCTGTACGGGCAGAGATACGGAGGGAGCGATGGGTTTTGGGGTCAGTTCGGGGCGCAGCATCTTGCGGATCTGGATGCCGACGAAACGCTTGCCTTCGGCGAAGATCATCGCATCGGTGCCCCCCTTGTCGGCCGGGCGGAACGACAGATCTGCGAATTCTTCCGACGCCGTGGTGGCGTACATCAGCCAGCGGAAGAAGGTCTGCTGCTGCGCGGCGTTGGCCTTGCCCTCGAAGACGGCGCGGACCGCCATAACGACTTCATCGGTGTAGTCGGACGGGAGCCAGGGCAGCGACTTGGGCAGCCAGGGCGTGATGGGCATTTAGTATTCCTCCAATGGATACACAGTCTATACGCCATGTCAACAAATAATTATTACCATCCTAAGCATTGCTCATCTCGATGTAGCAACTGCCCAAGCAATTTGATCCTTCATCGGCCATGTCAATGGTCGTATCTGCTGGGGAACTATTGTAAATTTTATACGCCATCCAGAGATCGCCATCGTCGGTTCCGTCTGATATGCCTTCGATCTCGCCGTCCTTGGTCGTGCTAAATGTGCGCGGATTGACAAGGCCGGAGCCGCCCGGCTGGGCGGTATAAAAACCAAGCACCACCAGCGGCGGCACGCCGCCGGAGACCGTCACCACCTGACTTGACGGATCGTTATTTGTCCCCTGACTACCGGGATCGCCGAGGGTAACGGAAGTCGCCGCTACATTCCCACGAAAGACATAGCAAACCTTCACCGCGGCATACCCGCCGTTGCCAGCCATGCCCGTGACACTCGTGCCGCCCTCGGTCCCAACCGCAAGCTTATAGCTAGCGCATAGTCGGATGCCCGTTGCATTGACGCTAGTGATTGCCGCGGTGAATCCAGTCGGCGTGACGGCGGCGGGCGTAGACGATCCCATTGCGCTATCGGCAATAACGATGAGGTCTCCAGCCTGAATTCCTGATGGCAGTGTGATGGTCGAGCTGTTGCCAGGGCTTGGTGACGTCGCTTGAAGCGCTAAAGTAATTTCCGCAAGCAAGACCTCAATTGCATTAATGTAAAGAAATATCGGCATGATGTCAGGCCGTGGAGGTCGAAGATGTGAGGCCATAACGAAAGGCGATAGAGAAGGCGAACCCAGCCACGGTCGTGCCGGTGCCAAGCACCATGGCAAGGTCGTCTCCGGTCGAGAAACTGTTCCCCGTGGAATGGGTCTGGGCATTCTCGGCTGTGGACACGGTATGCGCGGTGCCGCCAATCGACGTGCCATTGATTGTAAAATAGGCGCTGCCTGAGCCGATTGAGCCGAGCACGGTGGTCAGATCGATAGTGCCAGCGAGCGGCGAGTTGATCAGCAGGGGGATAATGCCGGAGCTGGCAATTGGCAAATATCCAGAAATGGCATCGGTCTGGAAACGCTGCGGCAACACCGACAGGGTGGACACGACAATATCGTGGGGCTCGTTCCAGTCCGATGCCTGAACGCGCTCTGGATTGGCGGTGGAGTCCGAGACAGTGGAAACACGATTGTGCGTGACAGTGAATTGGCTCATGCGGCAAGCGCCAAAATCAACATCAGCGCCCTTTCTTCATCATCTTCGGGAATTTCGCCCACCTCTTCGCGGGCGCTCTTAAACAGATCGAGCAACTCCTTCCGCTCGCGACGCTCAATCTCATCTGGATTCGGCTCCTCCGGCCATTCGCCGTAGCGAATGGTGTGAACCTTGGGCTTGCGGATCTTTACCCGCGGGGCAACGCCGGGGATTTGCGTCGCCCCGCCGCCGCCTGCCGGCGCATTGCTCACGGGCGTTGCGGGAATAATAATTTCGCTATCGCCAACCGCCACCGCGGTCGCGACACCGCCCGCACCCATTGCGCCATCGACCGCCGTAAGCAACTCAGCAACAGCGATGGCCGTGGCCGCGCCCGCAGCGGCGGCCGCCGCATCAATAGTGGCCTGCGAAGCGGCGATCGCCGTTGCCGCCCCGGCCGACAGCATGGCGGCCTCAATAACGCTGGCATCCGGGTTATTCGCCTCGAATGCCGCGTATTCGAACGCGATTCCTTCAAAAGCTGGGGGCACCTTCCGCTCCTATTAGCTTTCGGTAATCGACGATCCCGTCGTCAGGCGCACCACTGTATTTTGCTGATAGCTCACGTTCGGCGAGATGGTGCCCTTGTAATACAACGCGCCGCCCGTCGAAGCAGAGCTGGCGCCACAACCAAAATGCGTCAGCGTACCCGTAGAGGTGGATGTCGCCGACGGATAGGTGATTGCCGTCACTGGCGACACCGAGCCGCCAGTGACGGCCCAACCCGCCGTGGTTCGCGCCACAGAGACACGCGCATAGCCAGCATAATTCGCCTCATTGGTGCCCTGCGTGCCGGCCTCACCGGGATCTGAGGTATGCAGAGACACCCAAAGACTGGTCAGCGGCGAGATGCCATTTTGGGCAATATTAGCGATTGAGGTTGCATTGAATAGCAATCCTAAAATCGCGCTTTCATAAACGGCCGTTTTTGACATTACGCCCGCGCCCCTTCAATAAATTTGCCCTTGCCTGCTGTGGCGGTGGCGCCCGAAAGCTTGCCGTCCTTGCCCTTCTCCAGGCTGATCTTGCGCGGCTGCTGCATGGTCTCATTCAGCGCCGCCAGCTCGTTGAGGATGCGCCGCAGCAGCATCTCGCTGGTGTTGCCACCCGACGATTGTACCGGCGCCGGCTGCCCGCCGCCCGCCGCCGCGCCCGCCCCGAGGGCCGCGATCAGGCCGGAGATGTCGGCACCGCCCTGCATCGCCGGGCCACCGCCGCCTGGGCCAGACGCTGGAGCGGC